TCACGGCTTGGCCTCCTTGGCTTTGTGCCATCGGTTAATGTTTGCCATGTCGTCATTGTCATACATGAGTTCATTCCCCGCCTCCTCCAGTCGCTTGATGCGCTCGTTCAGTTTCTGAATCTCGTTAGCTGCTGCATCCATCATTATTGCGCGGTTAAACCACCCCACTTCTCGAAGTGACTGAGCATCATTTCGTAGTTGTTCTTCGAGACTCACGGATTGACCTCCTTGGCTTTGTTCCATACCTCGGATGCTGAGGTGCCTCCGAATGTGCTGACGATGAAATCCCCAGCCTCCTCCAGCCGCTTGATGCGCTCGTTGGCTTCGTTGAGTTCGCGTTCAAATTTCCTGCACAGCATACCAAGCTCTGCTACGTTGTGCGGAGTCGAGTCTGATATTGGGGTGTCGCTCACAGCTTGGCCTCCTTGGCTTTGTGCTGCTGAATCCAGTTGTCGATGGCATTTAGAACAGCGGCATGGCTGTTTTCTACGCTCTCCAACCGCTTGATTCGCTCGTTTGCTGCGTTGAGCTGCTGGGTTAGCTCGTCAATCCGTTGCTGTGCGCCCCAACAAGTGCCGTAGCATTGCTCTTGAATTGTCTTTTCGGATTCACTCATTGCTTGTTCTCCTTTACTCGCTGCCATGCATTGGCAAGCAGCCGATAGTTTGAGTCGGAAATAGTACCGTCCTTCACCCACTCAAGTAGCTCGTTACCAGAACTCTTGAGTAGCTTGATGCGGTCATTGGCCGCGTTGAGTTCGCGTTCCATGAGCTTCATCTCGCCCGCAAGATCGTACATGGTAGCGCCGTGTTTGAAATAGGCCGCATCCGTCCTCGGTGTTTTGCTCACTAGCACAGCCCACGGAAAATCATCGTCTCTCATTTCTCCTCCCTTGCCTTGAGCATTGCGTCGGCCACTGCGTATGCATCTTGGGCCGCTTTATTCCATGCATCTTTGCCTTCATAATATCCAACATCAGTTGACTGTCCTGCTAGATTCCCCTGCATCGCCGCCGCCGCGAAGTAGTCGCGTAGTCTCATGCCGTGGTGGTATCCATTTGATGTTTCGGTAGGAAACGCCGGTCCTCCGTCATTGATTAGTGCGCTCATTTCGATTCCCCCATCACCCCGCACGGGAGCCATGTTTTGCCGAAGTCGGTGGAGTGCTCGCTCTCTTCAAACCAAGCTTGTCGCCAAAGCTGATCCCTTGTGTCAATTACCACCCATCGGTTTGATACATCCTGCATCTTCCTCATCCACGCACCCAGCGGCACCTCATCCGCAGTCCACGGGCGGAGCGTTGCGGTGGATTTGATAAGGTATTCGTAATTTATCCAATTCCAGTGCGGTGTTGTTATAGTGTACCATTCTACAGTCCCACAAAACCTGTATTTCACTTCCTTCCCATCCACAAATGCTTGCATGACTCGGATGGCTTCGATTGTTTGTTCTTTATTCATTTAGTTTCCTTGACTTGTCGCATTTCCACAAAGTCCAATGTGTTTGTTTTGTTGATTGCTATTCCCCATCCATTGCGACGGCAGGACAGCTCGATTGCGTTGTACACTTCGTTTGCCTTCTCTTTTGGCAGATAGAGGTAAAGACCCCCCCCCTTAGTGTGATTCGATATTGATCTTCGGCTTTAGTTTGTTTTTTGATCATTTAATTCCCTCCGAAAGCATGGCGTGCTCAAGGATCAGCACGGCGTCCGCGGTCTTCAGTGTGATGTGGATGCTCGGCTGACGCTGCTGCGCCAAGCCTTTCAAATGGCCCTTCCAGCCCTTGCCGTGCGTCTTGCTGGTGCCGGCCCCAATTGTCTTCTGCCAGCGTTGTGGCGGCACCTCAATCACCCGGGTCTTGGATGCTGCGATCAGGCCATGCAGGAAGCCGACATTGCGGCCAAAGTTGAACATGGCAGACCCGGGTGCCACCTTGCCGCCGATGTAGCCGCCCACCTTCTCGATGTAGACCACGTCACTCACACCCAGCCTGTCGAGCACCAGGTCGCGCACATCGGCATCGGTGGCAGGCATGGCGTCCAGCGTCACGCCGTTGCGGCCGTAGAAAGCCAGGCCGCCTGACAGGCCCGGGTCGATAGCCAAGATCCGCTTCACTTCGACGCCTTTCTGATCCATGTCATGATGGCCTTGTCGGCTACTGCTTGCATTTTGAGGCCGTAAGCGAGGCAGTAGTCTCGCAGGGATTTGTGGGTGGTTGGTGTCACGTTGATGGTTTTTGGTTTCATCATTTCAGATTGCGTTGAACTTTGAGCCAGTAGGCCTCGGTGGCCTGCTTCTTCTTGTGTCCCTGAGGTCCTGCATTCCATATGCGGGCCTGCTCCTCGGTCGTCTTACCTTTGCCGTAGTGCGTCAGGTAGGCCTGGCAGACTGCCCGGGCCTGCACTCGGTTGGTCATGTCCTCCCATCGGTAATGCGACCCAGTGATCCGGTTCACATCCAGCACCACGCCTCGGTGGATCTGCAGGGGCCCGAGGGCGCGTCCGTTGTCGCCGATGGCTAGATCGTTGCCGGAGGACTCTACGATGATCAGAGAGGTGATGAGGTTGGAGAGGTTCATGGCTCAGAGCGCGTTGGTCAGTTGATTTCGGCGACAATGGCTTTGGCTCGCTCAAACACGCTGGCGCTGTGTCCACGTATCATACCGTAATCGGTGCGGCATTGTCCGAGGTACTTTACGACCTCGTACTTGCCGCGGCTGCCAAGGTTTTTGAATCCGGGTTCCACTCGCAAAACATAGACTGCCTTGGTGGTTCCAAAACCCTTGGTGCGTGCTTTACCGGTCGGAATCTGGGGGGCATAAATGATGACTTTGCTGGTTTCGGAAGTGTTGGTTGTGATGTTTTTCATTTGGTCGGTGTTGAAGTTGTGCGCGTTGGCCAGTCGCGCCCCTGGTTGGGTGGTATTGGCCCCACCCGGGCCTAAAGTGTTGTTGCCTTCGACGTGACCAAGATGACCCAGACCACGCTGACGGTCTACAGAAAAAACTGTTTTTCTGTAGATTTGAGAGAAAACCCAATGTTTGCAGGGGTCAAACAGGGGTCACTTCTTTGCGATCAGCACGAATTTGGCGAAGAACTCAGCCTTGGGACGGCAATGGATCTGGCCGTCATCGACCCTGCGATAAACCACGGCGTCCCATTTGGTCTCACCGACCCGCAGTTTGGCATCAAGCGTGACCACCTCGACCTCGATCAACGGCTTGAATTTGTTGAAGAAACGCATCGGTAGTGTGGGACTGGGTAAGATGCCCTGGTTGGCATCGGTATGCGGAATGTCTTGAACTCCATGATGCCGTTCTTGACCGCCGCAGTCAGCATCTGATTTGTTTGAGCTCTCGCAAGCCCCCATTCCTTGCCCCATTGGAGCGCGGTTTTCCATTCGCTGGACGGCGTCTCAACTTTACGTTGAATCTCGTCCCGGATGCGTCTCAGAAGCTCGGCAGATTCCATTTGGTTTCTTCTTGGGGCCATTGGTGGACGTAGAGTTGGGCGCTGTTGTCGGTGTATTCGCCGAAAACGATTCCGTGGGACCAAGCCAGCGTCCCCCGACGTTTGAGGGCGTAATCCATGCATGGCGCGTCTGCCAGTGTCCCCGGCGACAAACACACCGGATTGTCGCTCCGACGCCCTGTAGCCATCCCTGCGCGATGCGCATGGGCCACCACGGTGTTGCCCCATGTCTCCGCGGTGTCGCGCATGAAGTTTTCGGAGTAAAGGATGCCGTGCCCCCACTTGTATCCGCCAAGCGTGTACCAGCTCCGGGGCAGCACGTCGTGGTGTTTGATGAACACCCGGGCATGCCGTTTGATTGGCTCACACATTTTGTCCCAGATGGCCTCGGCAAAACCACGCACCACGGTGTTGTGGTGGTGCAAGTATTTCAGGGCACGCTGGTCATGGTTGCCAAGGATGAACACCGTCGGCCGTAGGGCATTGAGAAAGTCTCGACCGCATTCAATGTCATCGAGATAGTCGTCCGCATGATCCGAGTCGTCAGGGTTGGCCAGAGAGCCTGCGCGGAGGCTGGCAAGGTCGTAGGCGTCCCCCAAGTGGATCACCTCATCGGGCTTGAATTGCTCACGGAAAAGCAGGGCAGCAGCCAATGCATCCTTGTTCGCCCGGTTCCCGTGACTGCACCCGACAGCCATCACACGTTTTCGGCCTTGGACAATGGTCACACCGGATTGCAAGCATTTTCTCTAATCAATTGCAAGCACTATGGCTACACCCCGCATCAAAATCACGGAACGGAAACTTCATCGTCATCGCGCCGATGGTATCGCATGGGTCGGCGATGGGCTGGTGGAACTGGACCCAAGGATGGGCGAGCAATACCGTCTTGAAGTTCTAGTGCACGAACTGCTGCACCACATGCATCCTGAATGGGATGAGGATGAAGTCGATCGGCACGGCAAATGGCTGGGTAACATCCTATGGCGGCAGGGCTATCGAAGGATGAGGCCCTAATTACGGCCACGCGGTGTAGACCACCGTGCCCTGGCCATTCGCGTCGACCAGCTCGACAGCGTTCACGCCCTTCAATTTGGCCAGTGCGGCCAAGAGCTGCGTATCGTTGGTGGCATTGGCGATGCAGGTCGACACGATGTCCGCGTCGTCGTAGGAAGCCGACAGGTTTTCCTTGGTGCGGTCGCGCCAGACGCGCACCACGCGGCCATTGGAAAGATTGACGCGCCGCATTGATTCGACGCATGGGAAGGTGTGTTTCATTTGAGACTTTAGATTATGTCAGCGCGACGTATTTCCAAGCCGGAATGTCTTCGTTAAAAATATAAAGCCTACTGTTGGTGCGGTCGAAATACATCGGTGCACGTCCTGCAAGAGATCCATATTGTCCCGGGCCATAGTTAGGCTGTCCCCCGGTTCCTGATGGAATCCAAACAAAACCATACTGCATGGCCCGATAACCGGAAGCACCATATAGATCGCCGCCGTTCTCGGACCAATTGGCTTCTCCGATCAACTTGCCAGTGGTGCTTGAGAATTTAGCAAGCGCATTTGTGTTGGCCGAGGAAGGCCCCTCCACGTCGCCGCTTCCGGTGCCTGTGGCTGCGATGGTGATCGCGCCTGGTCCATTGGTGATCGTGATACCGGTGCCAGCCGTCAGCGTTGCTTTATCAAAAGCATCGTCGACCCCATTGCCGATCAGCAGCTCGCCATTGGCATAGCTAGGGAAACCTAAACCTCCATTGGCTGCGCTCAGATATCCGCCGAGGGTTATGGTGCCGGACGAGGTCACGGGACCTCCAGTAAATGACAGGCCAGTACTTCCCGCCGATACATTGACGCTGGTCACCGTGCCGGTGTTGCTGGTGTATCCGCTGGGATTGCTTGCCGGGTAGGCACCGAGGTTGATGAGCGCATTGGCTGCGCTGGTAGCTCCGGTTCCGCCATTGGCCACAGCCAGCGTCCCGGCTAGCGTAATGGTCCCCGACGACGTGATCGGGCCGCCGCTGGTCGTCAGGCCTGTCGTACCGCCGGACACACCCACAGACGTCACCGAAGCCCCTGTGGCAATTCCGTCGAGCTTGGCGGCCTGCGTGGAGGTCATGTAGCCGTTTTGCGTGCTTGTAGCCGGCACCTGACTGATCACTGGAGTCGTGCTGCCGGTAGCCACCGAGATATTCGCACCGCCAGAAGCCGACACGTTGGTCACGGTGCCGGTGTTGGCAGTGTAGCCGGCCGGATTGCTGTTGGGATAGGCCCCGAGGTTGGTTAGGGCTCCGGCAGCCGTGGTCGCTCCAGTGCCACCGCTGGTGACAGCCAGGGTGCCGGCCAGCGTCAGTGTGCCTGTGGTCGTCACAGGGCCACCCGAGAAGGTCAGGCCTGTCGTGCCGCCCGAAGCATTGACCGACGTGACAGAGCCGGCAGCAGAGGCCGACAACGTGGTGCCAGACATCGACAGGCCGGTTCCTAGGCTGATCTCCTGGGTGACTCCAGCACCACCACCGGCACCACGGCCCAGCAGTATTGAGGCAGCAGAGATGTTTTGGATCTTGGCGTAGGTCACCGCGCTGCTGGCGATTGTCTGAGCCGTACCACCGGCAGCCTTGGTGACGTCCCCTGTGAAGGCACTGGTCTGGATGCCGCCGGAGCCTGTAAACTCCACACCACCGCCGACAGCCAATTCCTCGACAAAACCTATGCCAGAGGAATCGCGGCCGATGAGCTTGTCGGTGGCAACCGTCTGCACCTTGGCAAAGGTCACAGCAGCATTGGTAATGGTGGCCGCAAAGGAGCCTATGCCAGACCCTGTCACATCCCCGGTCAGCGTGATGGTCTGGTCGCCGGTATTACTGCCCGACAGATTGCTGCCGGTCACCGTGCCCGAGGCAGCCACCGAGGTCGGTGTGATGGCTCCCAGTGACACGGTCAGATTGGGAGTGCTGGTCGCATTGGTGACCGTACCGCTCACACCGTTGGCATTGGTGAATCCGAAGGACGTCACCGTGCCGGTGTTCGACGTGTAGCCATTCGGATTCGACGCCGGATAGGCCCCCAAGCTCGTCAAGGCAGCCGCTGCAGTGGTTGCATTCGTTCCGCCTGCCGACACGGCCACAATCCCTCCCAGCGTGATTGTGCCACTACTGGTGATAGGGCCGCCCGAGGTCGTCAGGCCGGTACTGCCACCGGACACGTTGACGCTGGTCACACCGCCGCCGGTGGGGCCAGCAGGACCGGCAGGGCCGGTGGGGCCAACAGGACCCTGCGGACCCTGCAGACCGCCGGCACCGAGGGGTTTGGTAGCTCCGGTGTCGAGCCGAGTGATCTCGCAAATGCTGTAGATTTCGTTGATGGCTGGCAGTGATGCAGGTATGCCCAAGTGATCGGAACCGCTCGCAGAGATGTAGTACTCGATGCGGTAGATCGTGTCCTTGTGCGGAATTAACCGCACGTTCATGTCCAAGTACGGGTTGTCCTGGTTGGATACCTCAATTGACACGCTGTAGCCGATGACGACCGCGTTGGTGACATCGTAGACACGCATCCGGGTATGTCCGGTGTGGCGGAAGGCGCTGATGTTGCGCAACTGGTATGATCCTGCGGCCAGTTTGAATGTGTTGCCGGTCAGGTTGAGAATCAGACCATTGGGGTCCGACTGGATCGTGTTGAGTTCACGAATCGTCCAGGTCGTTGCCACACCGGACCCTCCACTGGTGCCCGAGGTCTTGCTGTCGGTAAGGACAGCCACCTTGAGCGTCAACGAGTCGACGTCCTTGCGCAGTTTATTGATCAAAATCGTGCTGGTCTGTGAATCGTAGCTCATTTGTTCTTACGTCGAAGGATGTGCTGGGCTTCGTCAAGGCTGCTAGTGATGCCTAGGAGGCTGCCTGCTGGGCCGTAGAGGCGGAGGCTGCCCTTGGCCTTGCCTGGGATGGCTCGGTAGCCGCCGTGGAATGAGTAGGCACCGGGCATGGCGGAGTCGGGGGAGGGCATATAGCGGATGTCCTCCGAGGTGGCCTTGAAGCGCTGCGAGAGGGGGATGACGTTGCCTTGATCGTCTCGGGTGATTGGATCGGCGGATTTGATCTGAGTGGGATCGAATGCAACGTATTCAGTACCCCCTTTGAATCCAGGCGCATCCTGAGTACTAATGATGGCTCCATCAAACCCATCTTGCTTTGCCTTCATTCTGAACAGTCTCGCTTTTGCTACGGTGTCCAATGCGGACTGATCTCTCTCTGAAAGTTCAATCGGGTTTTCAATGCGCAGGAAATACGGAGCAGTGTTTCCGTATTGAGACGCAGTTTCTTGTGAATCAGAGAAGAATGAACCAAGTGCTGACGATTCGTGCCTTAATGTCTTCTCTCCGGAGCGAACATTGAACACATTCGGATTTTCTCCACCATGCCAAGCCAATACCGTGTACCCCGCCGCCTTCGCCGCCTCATCGACCATCCGCTGGGCTTTGGCAGTGTCGCCAGCCTTCACCGCGGATAGGTAGTCGGTGTCGGAAGGCATGAACCTTACATCCCCCGCTTGTCGAACCGTCCCGAGTTCTTGCCGGCCTTCTTCTCGGCCTTGCGTGCGACCGAGAGCGCTATCGCCACGGCCTGCTTCTGCGGTTTGCCGGACTTCATTTCCCGGGACACGTTGCTGCTGACGGACTTCTGGCTGTAGCCTTGTTTGAGTGGCATCTGCTTTCCTTTCTGCTTGGGTTTGGGTGTCGTAGATTCCGATGAGTTTGCCATCGGGACTGTAAAGCTTGTGCTTGGCACCGCTGATTATGCGGTAGCCCTCCTCGGAGTTAATGACCGACTTGTCGCCGAGCTTCTCGGCAGGCATCCAGCGATTCTTTGAAAGCTGGTAGGCTTCCTCCGAGAACTTTGCCCGGAACTCCCCAGGAGACATTGAACCAACACGATCCAGTCGAAAACTTCGTACGAACTTGCCTCCGCTTTTTTCTTTGGAGGTTACGAAGTCACCGAGGAATTTTGCCTTCTCAACTCCGAATATCTCGGCAGACCTACGGGCACCTTCCTTCTGGTCGAGGTTGGTAAAGTACTTCGCCAGGTCAGACATGAACCCGTCGACGTTGCCCCACAGGCCTCCGACACTTCCATCCTTCTTCAGCAGCTTGGTGAGCTGATTGCGCACCAAGGTGATGTCGATGGCATTGACCAGCGGGTTGCCAGCCTTTGTGAGCCTGAAACTGTACGGAGAAAACTCACGCTCGCTGACCCGGATGCCGCTGTCGTACTTAGGCGATTCCTTCCCGGTGAGCTTGTTCTTCACACGGCGAAGCGCCGCAAAGTATGTAACGAACAGACTGTTTCCGTTCTCAATCGCCAGATTGGCACCTCGGATCATGTCCTTCATCCGGGAGCTAATCGTCTGCGACTGCTCAATGGCACTGAGTTGCTCGGGGCTGTACCTGCCAAGCACTTCTCCATCAACAAGCCGAGCACCGGGCACCTTTTCAACAATCGACCGTAGCGACGTGACATCCCTGTCTTCACGCACTCGGATCTCTTCGCTCGACAAGTTCCTGATGGTTCCATCAGGCATCTGCTCGGCCAAACCGAGGTTGATTAACTCTTTGGCAGCGAGCGGATTGCTAATGTCTTCAGGCTTCAAGACACGGCCACCGCGTTCGGTGTCGAGTATGATCTTCTCATCCAACTTGCGCCGAGCACGCACTAGGTCGCGCAGCATGGCGTTCAGTTGTGGCGAGGCCTGCTTGAGATCAGGGAACAGCACCGAGTCGGTTGGCTTTACGCCAAAGGTGCGTTCAATTGACGCTGCAGCATTGGCGATGGCCCTGCTGGAGTTCTGGGTCAAAGCAGCATCCAAAAGCTGCCTGGTAAGGCCTGAGAAGCCTTTCAGCATGGAGTCTGGCTTCTGACCCGCAATCAGTGCTGCAAAATGTTCCGCGGCTAGTTCCGAGGCAATGTAGTCGGCCTTTTTGTTGATCGTGTCAAACTTGGCCAGCTCATCGGCTCGTTGCGGACTGCCTGCAGACAGATTGTCTCGGTACTCGTTGAACCGGGCCTCAATCTCGGCATCGTTGAATACGCCGTCAGCCAGTTTGCGAATTACGTCGCCTTCCTGAATCCAACGTCCAACAAGAGCGTTTTTGATCTCAGTGGCACCACCTGCGAGTTGCTCGCTCTTTTCGAGAGCATGGAATAGCTCATGGCCGAGCGTGTAGAGGGGACTGTCTCCTTTGCCTTTGCCAAGGATGTCAGCGTTGATGACCAACGTAGGACGATCACCGATTTCCACCTGCACACCACGGGCTCGACCGCCAAACTGATCGGCAAAGTCGACGTCGGAAAGATACCGGATGTCGATGTCTCCCAGCTTCCCTTTCACCAGCCCTTCGACATCCATGAGCTCCGATGCGGTGTCCACTCCATGCGTATCCCGCAAGCGCTCAAACAGCGCCTTAGTCGTAGGATCCTGCTGCCCGTCGATGAATCGTCCCAAGTCGCCTGCCCGGGCTTCCCTGGCGGCCTCACCGGTGAGCTTCTGGTAGGCACGGCCACCGATAGCACCGGCAGCACCCTGCACACCGCCAGCACCAAGGCCGGCCGCGGCCCCCTCTTCGCCTCCGGACAAATAGCCCAAGCCTGTACCAATCACTTCGCCTTCGATTCCTCCGGCAAGCCCCCTGAGTGAGGCATCCAATGCAGCGTCACCGCCGTATTGCCCGACC